GGGAACTTGGACACCAGTAATTTCTGCTGATGCTGTTCCTACTGCATACGCAAATCAAGTTGGTGTTTATACTAAAGTTGGAAGGCAAGTTACTATAATATTTACTATTAACATTTCTACAATAGGTAGTTTTGCTGGTGCTCAAGTAAAAATTACAGGATTACCTTTTGCGTGTGGAAATTTATCAACACATAGTTTTGGAACTCTTTTTTTAGATGGAACTGCTTCTGCAGTTCAAGGTTCTGGAGATTTAGCTCTAAGGGTTTCTAACAATTCATCAGAAGCATTATTTCAAATGAATAGTGGTAATACAAATGGTGACAATAATGTACCTGCAAGCGTGATTGATACAGGCACTTTTATTCACGGGTCAGCTACATATTTTACAGATTAATTAAAAGGAGAAAACAATGGCAATAACAAAAGAAATAGAAATAGCAAAGATAGAAGTAGTTGGAGAGTACAAAGCTGTTCAAGTTGCTACTGATACTGTTATCAAGGAAGATGGAACAGAAATATCTCGTAGTAGACATAGAAACACTTTACACCCAGATATGGATATATCTTCTGAAAATTCTGAAGTGCAAGCAGTGGCAAACGCTGTATGGACTGACGATGTCAAAGATGCTTGGGCTGAAAAGTTAGCATCTGAAATGAATACCAATTAATAATAACAATAAGGAGGAATAAACTATGACTGATTATAATTGGAGTTTTTCAGACTTTGAAGTTGATGCTGAGAATAAAGTCAAAACGATACATTGGCGATTTACAGCTATTGATGGAGAGTTTGAAGAAACTGTTTATGGATCATGTAATGGAGCAGACATGGATTTTGAGTCTATGGAAAAAGACACATGCAAAGAATGTGTTCTTGAATCTATGGAATCAACTGAAGATGAGCTAAAAGCAGATCTTGACAATAAAATAGAAGCAAAGAAAAACCCAGAAACAACAATTAAAAATAAGGAGTGGTAGAATATGTCAGAAGAACCAATGATTACTTTTGATGGTAAAGAGTACAAAGAGTCTGATTTAAATGATCAACAAAAACGCATCGCAGATGTGTTGAGAGCAATAGGTCAGAAGAAAAAGAACTTAGAGATTACATTGCAATCAGTTACTATGGATATTGAAGGCATGGATCTTGCAGCACAAAAGTACATAACACTAATGAAAGAAAGTTTTGAAAAACCAGAAGAAGATAAAAAGGAATAAATGGGCGTACTTGACAACATAAGGAATATCTTTAGACCAGCAAAAACAGAGGTCAAAAGACAGCACACAAGCATGGCTATGTTGAACACAGTCAGTGCTGATGCTGGTCAAAGGTATGGTTATGATGATCTTATCAAAGAGGGTTATGAAAATAACGCCATAGCATTTAGATGTATAAATGAAATATCTCAAGGTGCAGCAGGTGTAAAATTAAAACTTTTCAGAGGTAAGATCAATGTTGATGATCATCCTTTACTTGATTTACTTGAAAGACCTTCCCCAACAAAGGGTTATGTTGAACTATTTGAATCTCTATATTCATTTCTTTTATTAGCTGGTAACAGTTATTTAATAGGATCTGGTTCTAATAATAATCCTCCAGAAGAATTATACTGCTTAAGACCAGACAGAATAAAAATAACTCCTGGACAAAGCAATTTACCAGCATCTTATTCTTATTCGATAGGTGGTAAAATATTATCACAGTATGATGTTGATCAAGTTACTGGTGAGTCTCCAGTAAAACATTTTAAATTATTTCATCCTAAAAGCGATTACTTAGGAATGTCCCCATTAGTAGCTGCAGCAAGTAATATTGACAGTCATAATCTTACTAACAAACATAATGTTTCTTTATTGCAAAATGGAGCAAGACCAAGTGGTGCTATTGTATTTAAACCAAAAGATGAAACTGGAACATCAGTTCAGTTAAGCGATACACAAAGATCACAGATCATATCTGATATGGAAGATCGTTTTGCTGGAACTAATAATGCTGGCAGACCAATGTTATTAGAAGGAGACTTTAATTTTCAACAAATGGGTATGTCGCCAAAAGACATGGACTTTTCTGTTCTTAAAAAAATGTCAGCAATCGATATCGCTCTATGTTTTGGAGTTCCTGCTCAGTTAGTGGGTATTCCTGATGCACAAACATATAACAATATGCCTGAAGCAAGATTAGCATTGTATGAAGAAACTATTATTCCGATACTAAGAAGAATACAATCTGATTTAAATGAGTGGCTCACTCCTCAGTTCGGTGAAGGTTTAAAGCTAGAATACGATATTGATAGCATACCAGCTATGGCTGAGAGTCGTAAAAGAGTTTTTGATTCTGTTGTGCAAGGTGTAAACTCAGGAATATTAACTCGTAATGAGGCTAGATCTAAACTTGGTTTTGATCCAATAAAAGGTGGTGACACTCTATTTGTTTCTGCTACAATGATGCCTATAAGTTTAGCAGGTGAAAGTGTTGGTGATGATGAGGATGAAAAATCTTTACCAATAACATCTGATTATCCTGAAACTCAAGCTGAAGATGATAAAGCTGTAAGCGATATTGATTTTACACCAACTGATGGAATGGCCACAGAAGCCAAAAGAGGATTGGCTTGGAGAAAAGAGTTTGGTCGTGGTGGAACTATGGTTGGTTTAGCTAGAGCAAACCAATTAGTAAGTAAAGAAAATTTATCACCAAGCACAGTAAAACGAATGTTCTCTTTCTTTAGCAGACATGAGGTAGATAAACAAGCAGAAGGGTTTAGACCTGGAGAAAAAGGATATCCTTCTAATGGAAGGATTGCTTGGTCATTATGGGGTGGTGATTCTGGTTTTAGTTGGTCTAAGAAAAAAGTAGCACAAATAGATAGAGAGTCTAAAGAAGAGCCTGAGTCAGAAGAGAAACAATTAACTGCTGCTGTGAAAGAAGGACTAAAAAATAAAGTAAAAGATCATAATGAAAAACATGGTGACAAAAAAGGTAAAAGAGTTACACTTAGAATGTTAGGTGCAGTATTTAGAAGGGGTATTGGTGCATACAGAACAAACCCACAATCAGTAAGACCTAATGTAAGGAGCGAGGAGCAATGGGCATATGCGAGAGTAAATGCATTTTTATTTGCTGTCAGGACAGGAAGATTTAGATCAGGACAGTTCGATAGAGATTTATTACCATCTGGTCATCCCTTGAAAAAATAATGAATGAATTTAAAATATCAACCACAATGGAATTAAACGAAGATGATGAGGGTAGCGTGCAAATAGTTTTTAGAATAAAAGGTTTTCCAAGCAAAACTTTAGCAGGACTTTATGCTGCTCAACTTATGGCTATCCGTGATGCTACTATGCATGATGGGGATGATGAATACAATATACAAGGGAGTACATTACACTAATGTCAGGATTAAAATTAGTAACAGATACGACTATAACACCTGTAACTTTAAGTGAGGTCAAACAAACTTTAAGGATAGATCCTGATAATTTTGATCAAGATGCTGAACTTATAATGATGTTAAAATCTTCTATAAAAATTTTAGAAGAATACACTGGTAGAGCATTTATTACTAAAACATTTGATTTTGCTCTTGATAGAATACCATACTCTCAAGAAGATAAACTTACTGAGGGATTTAGCACTGGACCATTTATGGAGAAAACTCAAAATTATATAGTATTGCCAAAAGCACCTGTTGTTGCTATAACTAGCTTTAAATATTATAATGATTCTGATACAGAAAATACTTTTGCTACAAGTAACTATTATCTAGATAATTTTAATGATCCAGGAAGAATAGTTTTAAGGAGAAGTCAAACTTTTCCTGATGTTGCTAGTTTAAGAGTTGCTAATGCTTTTATCGTAAGATTTACTGCTGGTTACGGAACAGCACCAAAAGATGTACCATCAGCAATAAAACAAGCGATAGGATTATACACATCTCACTTATATGAAAATAGAGAAATATATATCGAACAGAAGCAATTACCAGTTCCTATGACTTTACAAACTTTATTACAACCATACAGAGTTGTAAGATTTTCTAACATTATTGGAGGATAAGTGAGTAAAAAAAGTTATCTTTGTGAAAATTGTGATCACTCTTGTCATTGCTCTAATGGTAGCAAATGCCCTAGCTGTCCTTGCATTAACTGTGTTCATGATAAACAAAAAACAGAAGAGTATTATGCTTCTTTAATTAATTTAGGTAAACATAGGGATTAAAGGTGAAAATAAGTGAAGACACATCTATCTCGATGCCGATGCGTAATCTACTCAGCATTATTGGTGCTGTTGCTGTGGGTGCTTGGTTCGGGTTTGGAGTCATTGAGAGACTTAATATTATAGAAACAGAGTTACAGCTAATTAGTAAAGATTTAGATGCTGCAAATGAATTTATAGACGGAGTTCCTAAAGGTGATATGGTATCACCACAGATACAAGAACTTTTTATGTTAGTTGAGTTTTTGTCTGAGAATCAAGATAAACTGAAAGAACAAATGGAGCTAGAGATTCCGATGATACAAAAGAACGATATGACTATACAATTTCATGAAGAAAGGCTTATTAACTTAGAGGAACGCAACGGAACACACTAATGATTGAAATAGTATTTGCAATGATGATGATAAAAGACGGAAATAAAGTATTAGAGTATGTTCCGACAGCAGGCATGTCTGATTGCTTACAACAAAAAAGAATAGTTTCAAGATCTATCGGTGAAGATCAAGAGGGTATATATGTTCAGTGTAAAGAAGTAAAAGCAGAGTTAGAAAATGATATGGGAAGATTAAGAATAGTAAGGATTATAGATGAAGAATAAACCAAAAATAGGAGATTTAAGACATCTAATCACTATACAAAACTCTACAAACACAAGTGATGGTGCAGGAGGATTTACTCAAGCATACAG